AGGAAACTGACACTGAAGGAAAACAGGAATGAATGAAATCAGGCTTTACGGCACTGTCGGCGGCAGTTTCTGGGACGAGGACTATTTCACCGCGTCCGATGTGGCCGCGCAGATCGCGGGCATCTCTGGTCCGCTGACCGTGCGGCTGAACTCGGGCGGCGGTTATGCCACCGAGGGGCAGGCGATCTATACCATCCTGTCGGATTACCCCGGCGAGGTGCATATGATCGTCGATTCCGTCGCCATGTCTGCCGCTTCGCTGATAGCGATGGCGGGCGACCGGATCACGATGCGGCGAGGCTCTGTGATGGTGATCCACGATCCTGCGCAAGGCTATCTTCAGGATGCGCGGGGCACGGAGGCCGATCATTTGCTGGCTGCCCGGCACCTGGGCATTCTGAGCAATGCTTATGCCGCCGTCTATGCGGCCCGCGCCGGAATCGGGGTTGATGAGGCGCGCAAGATCATGCGCGACGATACGATGCTGGACGGCGCAACTGCTGTGCTGATGGGGTTTGCCGACGACACTGACGACACCCCGGCAGAGATCGCCGCGACCTTCGATTACCGGATCTATGCCAAGGCGCCAAAGGCGCTGCGCATGGCTTCGGAAAAGCTCGGCCATTGCCGGGACAAAGCGGCCATTCTGGCCATGTTGGTGGGAACGCCCCACCCAAAGGAGACTATCAAAATGCCCAAGGGAACAACCCCCGCAACCGCAGCGGAGGTGACCCCCGCTGCGCAGGACGACGACGACATCACCGCCGCAGCGCCGGTGACGCAAGAGCCGGTTGCAGCACTTGCCGCGACGGCCACGGCCAGCGTGGCCCGGTCGGGCGAAGGTGACACGGCGAATGAGCGCCGCCGTGCCGGGCGGATCAGCGCCGCCGTGGCGATGGCGGGTCTGCCGGCGGAAATGGCGACGACGATGATTGACGGGGGCATCACCGAGGCGGTGGCGCTGGACCGTATCCTTGCAGCAAAACAGGAGAAATCGGATATGAACCAACCGCTGGCGACAGGTGCCGCGACCGTGCGTCTGGATGCGCGCGACAAGTTCGTGATGGGCGCGACCAAGGCGATCATGATGAAAGCCGGGATGCGCAAGGATGGTGAGCGCAACGAATTCTCGTCGATGTCGCTGTCCGAACTGGCGCGAGTGTCGATCGATGTGGGCGGCGCCCGTCGCACCTTTGACGACAAGGCGCAGATGATCGGCCACGCCTTCACCATGGCGGGTGCGCATTCAACATCGGATTTCGGCAATATTCTGGCCAATGTGATGCACAAGTCGGCGCTGCGGGGGTGGGAAGAAGCGGTTGAGACCTTCCCGATGTTCACCTCGACCGGGGCGCTGACCGATTTCCGCCAGGTGAAACGTGTCGGGCTGGGCCTGTTCAGTTCGCTGGAAAAGGTTGAAGAGGGGGCCAATTATACGCACGGCACCATCGGTGACCGGGGTGAGCCGATCACATTGGCGACCTTTGGCCGGATGATCAAGATCACCCGTCAGGCGATCATCAATGACGATCTGAGCCTGTTGGGCGATCTGCCGCGCAAGATGGGGCGCGCCGCGCGCCGCACGGTCGGCAATCTGGTCTATGCGATCATCAACGGCAACCCCGTCATGTCGGACGGCGTGGCGTTGTTCCATGCCAGCCACGGCAACCTGGCCGGTTCCGGCGCCGCACTGAGTGTTGCAAGCGTTTCGGCTGCGGTGGCGGCGATGATGACGCAGAAGGAATCGGCGGGCGGATCGGCGCTGAACATCCGTCCCCGGTATCTGTTGGTGCCTGCGGCGCTGGAAACGCTGGCGCGCCAGTTGATGAGTTCGACCGTTGACCCGACTGCAACCAAGGGTATGGCCAGCAACCCCGTGGCGGGGGTGGCCGAGGTGATCGTCGATGCGCGTCTGGACGCGACCTCGGCCACCGCCTGGTACATGATTGCCGATCCCAATGCCTTTGACGGGATCGAGGTTGCGTATCTCGACGGCAATGAGGCGCCGTTCCTGGACCAGATGAACACCTGGACCTCGGATGGGGTGGAAATGAAGGTGCGGATCGATGCGGCGGCTGCGCCGATGGATTGGCGCACGATCTACAAGAACCCTGGCGCGTAATCGCCAGACGATCCTGACTGAACAGGGGCGCGCAAATGCGCGCCCCTGACCAACCCCTGATCATTGGAGAGTTTCGAGATGAAAAATTATGTGCAGGACGGCGACAAGATCACCATCGCCGCACCCTATGACGTTCTGTCTGGCGGTGGCGCCTTGCAGGGTTCGCTGTTCGGTGTTGCCGAGACGACGGCTCTTTCGGGTGCGCCGGTGTCGCTGCAACTGATGGGCGTGGTCGACATCGCCAAGACGGCATCGCAGGCCTGGACCGTGGGCGCGCGCATCTACTGGGACGACAGCACCAAGCTGGCGACCTCGGTCGCGTCGGCCAACAAGCGGATTGGCGTTGCTGTTCTGGCCGTGGGCAGCGGTGCGGGCGAGGTTGTCGGGCGCGTGCGTCTGAGTGGCGATTTCGCGATCTGATGGGTCTGTTTGACGGGATGGCCGGTTTGCTGAACGGCGTGTTCGGCGGGTCGGTCATCCACATTCCCGCTGTGGGCGCGGCAGTGACGATCCAGGGGATATTCCGGCGTGAACCGATCCAGGTGGCCGATGACTATGGCCGGGAAATTCTGGTGGAAATGCCCAGCCTGCGGGTGCTGAAGCCAGTCGCGGCGACGATCGCCACGGGCGATGTGATCCAGCCCGGCGACGGGCGCGATTACCGGGTGCTGAGCAGCCACGACAGCGGCAGCCCTGGCGCCGATGCGTTCGTAGTGTTCGCGTTGGAGGATGGTTGATGCACTATCGTGCGAGCCTGCGGGCTGCGGTACGCGCGGCGCTGTCCGCGGATATTGCCTTTGCCGATGTGACCGTGATCGAGGGCTGGCATCAGAGCTTCGACGAAGATGCTATGCCTGCCATCGCGGTATTCACCCCACGCGAAGAAGTTGAGCGCCAAGGTGTTCGCTCCAAAAGCCGCACTGTTGATGTGGTGGTGCAGTTGCGCAGCCTTGGCGGTGCGGCGTTGGAAGATGAGCTGGACGACCGGTCAGGGGCCATTGAGCTGGTCGTTTTGCCGGTTCTGGAATCGCTGACTGCCGATGCCTGGATATCCGTGACCGATGTCGAGATCGACGGACAGAGCGGGCGGCGGATCGGCAAGCTGAATGTGGTGTTCCGCGCTGTGCGGCTCACCGAATAATCCATCTGCAATCAAAAGGAATCTGACAGAATGGCACGGCACATCATGAAGGGCGCGATCGTCAAGCAAGGCAGTCTTGTGATCGACGGTCTGCGCAGTTTCGAGGTTGAGGAATCGGTCAGCGACACCGATCTGACGGCGGCGGGTGACGATTGGCAGGATCACGCCACCGGTATCCCCGGCTGGACGGCGTCAATGACGCTGCTGCTGGATCATGAAGCCGGGGCAAACCAGAACCTGCGGGCAGGCGCCGTCATTACCTTTTCGGGCTATACCGAGGGCGAGGCCACCGGCAAGGTGTACTGGTCCGGCAGCGCGTCGGTGTTGAGCCACAAGTTGGGTGGCAGCTATGAAGGTGAGGCCACGCGCGATTTCAGCCTCAAGGGCAAGGGTGCGTTGACCAGTGCGGCGGTGGCTGCATGAGCACGCTGCTTTCGCGGATCAAGGCGGCACACGATGCGCGCAAGATGGTGGCGGTGGAGGTGCCCGAGTACGGCGTGACGCTGTACTTTCCGGCGCTGACCCTTGCGGATCACGAGGCGATCAGAAAGGGCGTTGCCAAGGGCGATGAGCATGCCCTGCTGATCAAGGGGTTGATTCACCAGGCGCGCAACGCCGATGGCACCCCGGCGTTTGACGACACGCCCGCCACCAAGGCCGAGCTGCACCGGATGGAGCTGTCGTTGATGCAGCGGATCATGGCGCAGGCGGGTGGGCAGATCGACGGTGCGCTGGCCGAGCAGCTGACGGCGGTCGGGCCTGTGGCGATTGCGGCGGCGCTGGTGAGTGTCCTGGCTGAAGATGCGCCTGACCTTGCCGAGGTGGTCAAGGCGGCGCCACCGGAGGCCGTGGTTGCGGCGCTGCGCGACATTGCCATCGCCGGGGTCGGAGCGACCCCGGTAAAAAAAGGCTGATGGGCGATCCGGCGGCGATGACAGTCTGCCGGATTGCCCACGAGCTGGGCCGGTTTCCCCACGAGGTGCTGGCCCTGCCGATCTGCGAGGCCGATCTGCTGATCGCCTATTTCAACTTGTCTGACGAGGCGCCGGAAAAGCATGCTTGATCTTTTGCGATTCGACATCACGGCGCGCGACAGGGCGTCCGGGCATCTGGCCAATATGCGCAGCGAACTGGGCGGCATTCGCGGCGCGCTGGCCGGTGTGGCCGATTATGCCCAGCGGTCAGGGCGGGCCATGCGCAACATCGGTGCGGGCATGTCGGCGGGTATCACCGCGCCGCTGGTGTTGCTGGCCAAGCAATCTTTGCAGTTGTACGACACGCAGGTGAAGGCCGAGGGTGCCGTCGCGCAGGCGATCACCTCGACTGGTGGGGCGGCGGGCAAGACGCTGGGTGAGCTCAAGGGCCTTGCGGATGCGTTGCAGGAAGTGACCATCTTTGGCGATGAGGATATCCTGCGCAACGTCACCGCGCCGCTGCTGACGTTCACCAAGGTGCAGGGCGAGGTGTTCGACCGGGCGCAGGCAAATGTGCTGGATATGGCAACGCTGCTTAAGACGGATCTGAAAAGCGCAGCAATCCTTGTCGGCAAGGCACTGAACGATCCGATCAGGGGCGTTGGCGCGCTTTCCCGGTCAGGGGTTCAGTTCACCGAAAGTCAGAAGAAAGTGATCAAGGCGCTGGTTGAAACCGGCGATGTGGCTGGGGCACAGGCGGTGATCCTTCAGGAGCTGGAAACCCAGTTCAAGGGACAGGCTGCTGCTGCTGCTGCCACGCCGCTGGGGCAGTGGGCGCAGCTTTCAAACGCGATCGGCGACGTCAAGGAACAGTTGGGCGATCAGGTGGTGCCGTTTCTGAAACCGCTTGTCGGGCAACTTAAGGCTGCTGTTGCCTGGTTCGGTGAGCTTTCGCCGGAGGTTAAGAAGAACGTTGTCGTTTTTGGCGCGCTTGCTGCGGTTGCGGGGCCGGTACTGGCCTTCCTCGGGCTGGCGGCGATCGGGGTGGGTACACTGGGCACGGCAATTGCAGGGATGGGTGCGCTTCTGATGGCCAACCCGATAATTCTAGCCCTCGCGCTGATCGCCGGTGGCGCTTATCTGATCTATCAGAATTGGGATTTTCTGGCTGCGAAGTTCGGGCCTCTGACCGAAAAGATCGGTAACGGGATCGGCACTGTCGTGGACTGGGTCAAGACCCGTCTTGGTCCGATCTGGGGGTTGATGTCGGAACAGGCAACGCTGGCGTTCGGAACTCTGGCCGCGCTGCTGACCGGCGATCTGGCGGGCGCGTTCGAGAAGGCGGGCCAGTATTTTGACAATATGGGCACGGCCATGAGTGCCGGGTTGAACGCCATCCTCGGCCTTTTCGGCACGACATGGCAGGACATCGTCGGCGAAATCTCGCAATGGGGTATGCGCGCACGGGCGTGGATGAGTATCGTGATGATATCCATGGGCGCCGGCATCACGTCGCGTGTTCAGACGGTGATCGACGCTGTGTCTGGCATCTGGACGGACATCAAAGGCGCGGTGTCGGGTTGGGTTGGCGAGATGGAAGGGCTGGGGTCTGATCTGATCGCGGGTCTTGGCCGTGGCATGCAGACCCAGGCGGGTAACCCGGTGGGCATCATCGCGGGGATCATGAACAACATCATCAAGCGGGCCCGGGCTGTGCCTGAGACCCAGTCGCCGAGCCGGGTGTTCATGGGAATCGGGTCGGACATCATCGAGGGTCTGACCGTCGGTCTGACCGCGAACGGGGGCACGGCTGTGTCAGCCATGGGGGCGATCGCGCAGGATGTCGTAGCTGTGGCGAAGACGGCGCAGGAACAGGCGAATTCGTTCTTTGCAGGCATCAAGTCGGGTGCGGCGACAATTTTCAAGGATGTTCTGACCGGCGCGAGCAGTTTCAAGGATTCGTTGATGGGGGTTCTGGGGGGTGTCGCGAACAAGCTGATCGACAGCGGCATAGGGTTGATCTTCGATTCGATATTCCCGTTTGCAAAGGGGGGTGTCTTTGCCGGTGGCAATGTGGTGCCGTTCG